TTTTACATGTCGTGTCTGTTTATTGGGTTAACTTTTTTGTCATTGTAGCAGTTTCGTATTGTTTTTAAGAAAGGCACAAGAGAAATGAAAAAGCCATACCATGTCTTCAAGGTACCTATTTTCCCAGCGAACATCCATGTTTGTTTAGACGAGGCTGCGTTTAAGCAGTTGCTCAAGGACAAAAATGTACCGCAAAAAATTGAGTATCTGGAAGGCGGAGCCATTGCCGAGGTACACTCCACACCAACAGCAGATGGACGCACACTGATATCACTGATATTAGATCTCAGTGTTGTGGAAGATCTGGACTCCACACTGGTACACGAGTCAGTACACCTTGTATACCGAATCTTTGAATATATTAACGAAGAAACACCAGGCGAAGAGATTCGTGCTTACTTAACAGAATACATTTTTAGAGAGATTAAAAATATACTAAATGAGCCTAATATTAGAAAAAGATATAGAAAAATACTTGAGCAAAAGAATCAAGCAGTCATCGGGGCTCTCATACAAATGGCAGAGCACAGTGACAGGAGTGCCGGATCGCATAGTGATCCTAAACCAAAAGATATTATTCGTAGAACTCAAAACAGCAACGGGAAAACTAAGTCCTAGGCAAATATTTATATTTGATGAGTTGGGTGAAGCTGGGTTTCCAGTGCATATTGTAAGATCATACGATGATGTGGAGGAGTTGATTCGTGGCACGCAAGAGAAAATTAACTGAAAAAGAAAAGCATGTACAAAAGTTTCACACTCGAGCAAGAGATCGAGCCAAAGAAAAAGGGGTGCCATTCAACATTACCCTAGAGTATTTACGATCGATTGCCACAGATAGCTGTCCTATTTTTCACACACCATTTAGTTGGGGAGCATCGGGTTTAGGTAAGGGTAAGTTTAAAGACAACGGGCCACAATTAGATCGCATCGTCCCAGAATTAGGGTATATTGTAGGTAATGTAGCATTCATATCACACAGAGCAAATAGAATAAAAGACAATGGAACAATGCAAGAGCACTACGACATCGCAGACTGGATCTGGGATAGAACCGTTGCCAAAACTAAAAAGAAGCCAGCTCCATCCATATCAAAACGAGATAGTATTGCGCTCGACATCAATACCGAATATGGGTCTCTTCCTCGAGCCCGGCCTTGGGAAAACAGCAACAGCGTTGACGATAGTCCAAGAGTCAAAATTAGCCGCGACCTTGGTGATCGCACCATTAAGAGTCGCTCAATCAGTGTGGACTCAAGAGTGCCAGAAATGGGAGCACTTAAGCCATCTGAAAGTAGTAAAAATAATGGGAACCGCTTCACAGAGATTGACCGCCTTGAAGGAAAAAGGTGACATCTTCATTACCAATGTAGAAAATGTAGCTTGGTTGGTTGAGAACTGGGTACCAAATAAGTTTGATGGTTTGATTATTGATGAGTCATCCCGCTTTAAAGACAGCAGTACAAAACGATTTAAAGCATTAAAAAATGTGCTAAAATCATTTAAGCGTCGTATCATTATGACGGGCACCCCAACACCACAGGGGTATGGGGATTTATGGAGTCAAGTAGCAATCCTAGATCTGGGGCAACGGCTGGAAACCAGCCTTACAAAGTTTAGGACAAAGTATATGCGTCCAGGTCGAGTGAATCCCCATACCCGTGTCGTGTACAACTGGGAGCTTATCTCGGGTGCTGATGTGGCAATACAAAATAAAATTAGTGACATTTGCTTATCACTAAAGGCAGAAGATTATTTACAGTTACCAAAGTTGACTAAGCTATACCACGATATTGAACTGGATAAAGATGTCAGAGCAAAATACGAACAACTTAGAAAGAATATGGTCGCTGAGATCAGTGGCGAAACAATCACAGCTCCAACAGCAGCGACACTGGCGAACAAGCTTTTGCAATTCACCTCGGGTGCAGTTTATGCAGAAGACGGAGAAGCGCAAGAAGTACACCGTTCTAAACTGGAGTACCTTGAATCGATCATGGAGGAATCTTCCTCGCCAACGCTGGTCTTCTACCACTTCAAACATTCGTTACAGCGATTGCGTGACACATTCCCGCAGGCTGTGGTGCTGGACGACAACAACATTACAGCGTGGAATCGTGGCGAGATTCGTATGCTCCTCGCCCATCCCCAGTCAGGGGGCATCGGGCTTAATTTACAGTGCAACACTGGAGAGACAGCACAAACGGTCTGGTTCGATTTACCATGGAGCTCAGAGAACTACATCCAAGCCAACGCACGGATCTACCGCCAAGGGCAAGAAAAGCCGGTTATTATACACCATTTGACAGTGTATAATAGTATCGACAAACATGTGGTGAATGTATTAGAAGGCAAGATGAACTTACAAGATGCATTAATGGAAAGCTTGAAATGACCGAAGCAGAATTATTAGATATGTTAGACGGGGTGATTACACTAGCTACCCCACTAAACTCCAATGGAGTAGAAGTTAAATCCTTGGACGAGAACCTAGCAGATACGGGCTTAGACAGCTTGGATATGCTCATGGTAGGGATATACCTCGGCGACATCTACGGAGTCTCTGAGGACGATTTAAAGGTCATGCAAGTGACTACAGTACGAGAACTCTTTGAGTATATGTGCCAGCACAAAACCAAAGAACCTGTCAGCGTAGAAGAAGCTTTAGAATCGATTCAATGATCTACCTTACAGACTACCGAACTGCGTCAACCAGACAGACGCAAATGCTTGAGGACATAATGTATCCTCAGCGTGTGCATTGGTTTGCTGATACCTACGCCAAGAAAGACACTGGCTTAGTGTACGCACCACACAAGTTAGCAGAGCGGGTTTTAGATAAAGCCTTGATGGCAGACTTGAAAAACCGTGGTGGAAAGACAGCATTTATTTTGGCTGCTGGCAACCAACACTTTGCCGGCATCAACCCCAAAGATCCAGAGCCAAACAGCTTGACCTATGATTACAAGATGCTCCCCCTTACACTAACTCAAGTGTATGCTGGTCGTGTTGCCCAGGCTTGTGGGGCGGAAGACATGGTCATCACAGATGCCAGTGCTTGTGCGTCTAGCCTCAAAGTCATGATGAATGTGCATGAGCTATTCGCTCTCTATCATTTTGATAGGGTGATTGTACTGGCCGTGGAAGATGCAGTGTCAAACCCAGTACTAAAGTTTTTTGGTGAATCCAAAGCAGTGCTCACCAAAGAGCAAGAAGAACAAGGCGTAGTGCCATCAGCATTTGATCCAATTAACTTTGGTTTTAACATTGGTCAAGGAGCGGCACTGGTTGTATTTGAAAATGAAAAATATGCAAAGAACCCTCATGCTCGGTTGCTTGGTGCGTACAGCGCCTCAGAAAAAAGTACTAACGCTATTGGTCAGCGTGAAGACGGAGAAGGATTTATCAAAGCCGCTCATGGCGCAATGTCTATATCTAAAGTATGTCCCCGCCAGATAGATATCATAAAGACCCATGGCACTGGCACGAAGTCAAACAATATTGCAGAACGCAATGCCGTCAAAACATTGTTTGACCACGATATTAAAGCAGTGTCTTACAAACAGTGGATCGGTCACACCATGGGTGCGTCAGGCTTACTGGAGACATGCTTATTACTAGACAACCTAAAAGATCGTTTAGTAACACCAATTAAAAACAGAACTCAGAGAGACAGTGTCTTCATATCAGAACCGTTGCGTACTTCGGGAACACACAAAATACTTTCCCTTGCAGCGGGAATGGGCAACATTTACTCAGCAGCAATTTTTGACACACAATTATGAGAATGATAATCAACTGCAGTAGACCTCGCTTATCGGATGAGGAGATGGATCCGATCGAGCAAGATGACTCAGAATCAGTATCACACCACTCTTCGGAGGGGTGGGTGCCATGGGATCTTGACGACCTGATAGATATTAGGCGTATAATAGATGAGCGTATGCCCATGAAACAAAAACAAGTAATTGATGCGTTTTTAATGGGTAGGACATACACGGATGTTGACATGACTGAAAAGTACTGGCGATATCATTATGAAAAAGCGGTGGAGTTTATTCAAAAGGAGTTGGGCGAATGAGCACTTTTGTGGTAGAGCATAAATATAAGGGCAATTATGTTATGGAGACGATTGCTGGTGTGGAAGACATTGACACGAGCGTATACAAAGATTTATTGGGGATCTGGGTTTGTGAAAGCCAGGAAGAAGTTAAAGCAGTCGAGAATGAGCTTAAGAGGTTAAGAAATGCAAGATCCAGTTAACCATCCCAAGCATTACACAGAGCACCCATCAGGCATCGAGTGCATTCAGATTACTGAGCACATGAGCTTTAACTTAGGCAACGCGCTTAAGTATATTTGGCGTTGTGATTTAAAACGAGATGCAGTAGAAGATTTACGCAAGGCACAGTGGTACATCAGCAGAGAGATTGCCAAGCGTGTCAAGATTAATGACGCAGCAGACCCGGAGTGTGGAAAATGATAGTAGAAATTGATGACGATTGTGCAGATCAAATCTTGGTGTCCAACTTGGCATGGGCTTATGTAAGTTTAAGTAACGATTTAAAAAACCCAAACAAATGGCACGAAGATGATGTTGAGCATTGGAAACAATTACTACCAGCAATTAAGTTGGTTGGTGAGTGGTATAGCATTGATTTCAATGCAGATATTAAAAAAGCTGAAGAGAAATGAAAAAGTACACTCACTTTGATTTAGAAGATGCCATCTACAAAGTATGGCAGACAGCTGATGATATTGAGACGCTGTACAAGTATCATGGTGACGCAGAAAAACCAATGACGGAAGATGAAGTAGCAAACGCATTGATTGGCATTAAACAATTACATGAGATGCGATGCTGGCAGTTGATGGATATGTCAGCAAGAGTTTTTGAATTAAATCAGTACTGCACTGATCCAAAGAAGTTAGCAGCAAGAAATGAGATGTTTGGCGATGTACACGAATTTTTAAACCCGAAGAAGAAAGGAAGTAAAAAATGAATGAAGCAGTCATGAAACAACTCGATGAGTTTAGCGTCAACTTGGAGTTTACAGTTAAGCAGTTAAACGAAATTGTAAACATTCTCAACATGCCGTCACAAGCTCCAGCTACAGTTTTGGTTGGTGTTATTAACGCCATTCAAATGCAAGCCGGTCCACAGATTGAAAAAGCACGATCTGGTTTGGAAGCAGTCATGAATGCTGATGGCGTACCTAAAGACTTAGAGGAAAAGAACTAATGAACCTTAAACAGTTGCTTAGATCTGCAGGGGTGAGCAACAACATCATTAAAGAGGTCGAGCGTAAGGCAAAGCGCACCACTGCCGAGCAAGAGATCGAGCACCAAGAAAAGGCTGCAGCAATGGCCAAGATGATGCTTAATGATGTCATGCCACACTTGCATAGTGCTTTAAATAAAACCCCGCCATCTAAACCCAAAAAGACAATTATCGTTCCAGATGATATGTAAGGGCGGAACTGGTGTATTTTTTGCATAAGTAGTATTAGGGAGTACAACTCGTCGTGAGACGCTTGGAAACCTATACACACTATACACACAGAAAGGTAATATCATGAATCCATTTGAACTCCGTTTTTCCATTTTCAACAGCGCCAAGGATCTTTTGGTTAAGCAACACGAAGCCAACATGGCTGCTTGGGAAGCACTGGACAAGACCAGTAAGCAAGCTCAAGAACTAGCACCAAAGTTCCCTACTATCGAAGAGATCGTAGACAAAGCAGTTGAAATCAACAAATTTATCAGCGAGTCCAGCGTTACTGAATTTGGCAAAATTGCCAAGCGTTTAACTGGCACTACTGTAATATTCTAAGGTAACCCCATGGCAACTAAACCTGGCTTGTACGCCAATATTCATGCTAAACAAGAGCGCATAAAAAACGGTTCTGGCGAGAAGATGCGTAAGCCAGGTGCCAAAGGTGCTCCAACAGCTAAAGCATTTAAAGAGTCTGCAAAGACTGCTAAAAAATAATGGCTACTAAAAAGAAAAGTGTATCGCTTTCAATTGGTCGTGGTGAAAAGTTGCCAGCATCTCAGGGTGCTGGGCTTACCGCCAAAGGTCGTGCTAAATATAATGCGGCTACTGGCTCGAATTTAAAAGCCCCTCAACCAGAGGGTGGTGCACGCAAAGACTC